AGATGGTGCTAATGAACGTATGCGCATCGACAGCAGCGGCAACTTGCAGTTGGGCAAAACGGCATCTGGAATAGGAACCAACGGCATCACGCTTTACGGCGATGGTGCCATTGGTGCGGCTGACTTTACGAGAGATGGCGGCAGAACACTTGCTCTGAACCGCAAGACCAGTGATGGTGACATTTTGGAGTTCCGCAAAGACGGCAGCACGGTGGGGTCGATTAGGTCAATTGCCGGACCGCAGATTGCAATAGGCGGCACCACTGATGGATTAGCGTTTTACAGCGGCGGAAATCAGATTTATCCGTGCAATATGTCTACTGGCGGTGACAGAGACGCCACAATTGATTTGGGTTATGCAAGTTCACGTTGGAAAGACTTCTACCTCTCCGGCGGTGTCTACTTGGGCGGCACTGGTTCGGCTAATTATCTGGACGATTATGAGTTTGGAACTTGGACAGTCAATGTCTATAAGGGTGGTGGTGCGTTAGCTGTTACTGCTCGAAATGCTGGTTATGTTCGAGTTGGCAATGTAGTCCACTACTGGTTTAATTGGCGTTCCACAACAGCCACAACAACTGGCACTTCTAGTTGGGAGGTTCAAGGATTTCCATTTGCCGTTGTAGCAGGCACTTCACAAGGCAATTTCATTAATGGTGGCTATGTAATAATAAATGGAACAGGATACGGAGATCAATCACCGTATAGATGGCAAGCAAACTCTAGCACTGCATTAACACTTTATGGTACGCAAGGCACTACTAATACCAGCAGCGGCAGTACACAATTTTCCGGTGCTGGTTCTCTTGAAATATTGTAACCCCATCAGAGATGTGGGTAGTCAGTCCAACCATCACAGGAGATAAACGATGGCACTAACAGAAGAAACAATCCAAGACAAAATCGAAATCGTAGGTGACTACAAGCACGTTCAAGTTCGCACCGCAACAGTCATCAAGCGTGATGGCGTTGAGATTAGCCGTGGCTTTCATCGGCACGTTGTAGCACCAGACGCTGACATCACTGGCGAAAGCGCAGAGGTTCAAGCTATTTGTGCAGCGGTACATACACAAGCAGTGAAGGATGCTTATGCAGCGCATCTGGCGGCACAAGCTGCTGAGATGGGAGGCGAATAATGGCTAACACATACAATTGGGCGTTTAACTTTGACGTCTGCAATCACGACCAAAACGGTCACGCTGACTGTATCCAGACAATTCACTGGCGGGTTACAGCCACCAGCGACAGCGTGGTAAACGATGAGGGCAATCCCTTGTCTGTCAGTGCATATGGCACTGCCGGTCTGACAACACCTGAGGCTGGTGACGCTGACTATGTGGCGTTTGACGACATTACACAAGACTGGGCAAAGGCAAAGACGCTTGAAAGTTTAGACAAAACAGAAGCCGAAATGCAGGGTATATTAGACGAGCAACTTGCGGCTTTGGCATCACCGCCAACACGCCAAGCAGTGCCATCAGGCTGGTAAGAATTTGCTATGAATAATAACCTAAACACAGATATGGCTATTGCCACTGGCGCAATTACTAGCCCTGTTTGGCTTGCGCCACTAAATGAGTGGATGGCATTGGCCTTCACTGTGTTAGGTATTTCTCTTGCTGTTATACGCATATATCAGAGCTTGAATAAAAAAGACGATGTTTAAGGCAATCGTCTTAGCCTGCTCCTTGAGTGCGCCGACTAATTGCCTCGAACTGCATGATTTCCGTGGGCCTTGGCAATCCTATGAGGCATGCGTAGAGCGCGTATATGATATGGCGCGGGATGTTGGCAAGTTGCCCGGCGATTTGATCGCCAAGTCTTACAAGTGCCTGCCGCTGCGGAAGGGGATGTTGTCATAGACCCGATTACGATAGGCGCAGCAATCAGTGGAGCAACGGCGGCTTTCAATACGATTAAGCAAATGGTTTCTGCCGGGCGTGATCTGGAAAGCTGCATTGGTGACGTGTCGCGGTGGATGAAGGCCGCGTCTGACATTGACCAAGCCGAAAAGCAAGCAAAGAACCCGCCGCTATTCAAAAAGCTGCAAGGGGCAGACACAGTGCAGCAGCAGGCGTTGCAAGTTTACGCCGCCAAGAAGCGGTTAGAGACGCAACGTGCAGAACTTAAACAATATTTGCAAATGACGTATGGCCCGCAGGCTTGGGCTGACCTGATCCAGTTAGAGGGGCGCATCAGGAAAGAACGGCAAGAGATGATTTACAAGCAGCAAGAGGTGCGTCAGAAGATCATCGAAGCTATTGCAATTGTGGCATTAGGCATTGTATCTTTTGGAATATTCTTTTGGATTGTATGGCTGGCGTCTAAAAATTGAGCGAAACCAGAACCGGGTTAATTGGCGAACACCTAGCCGCCGCAGCCATATTATCTATGGGCTGGGCTTATGCCCCTGCGGCACAGGATAAGATTGATGGCGTTGCTATTTCAAACACTGATAACACGATACTTAGGGTACAAGTTAAGACTTCGAGCTTTTTATTACAGAAAGGCAAGCGAACTCCGGCTTATCATTTTCAGCTTGGGTCTGGCTGTTCGGCGAAGCATCTACCGCGTAACACAAAGGATTGGGCAGATTATGACATACTGGTGTTGTGTGGCAAGGAACATAGAAGCTGCTTATTCTTCCACGTCAGTCAAGTACAGCAGTACAGCAAACGAATGCAGGGCAGTGCGTTTTCTCGCGAGGCTGAAGAGGAAAGCTGGCTCAAAGCTGTCGCGCTGGCTAGAGAAATGAGGCGGTAATGGACATCGAGAAACTACGCGAAGAGCTAATTGCTGATGAGGGCATGAGGCTGGACGTTTACAAATGCACAGCCGGTCATTTAACTGTGGGCGTGGGGCATCGCATCATCGAGGGTGACGCAGAACACGGCAAGCCATTGGGCTACACGATCACAGAACGCCGCATGAAGCAGCTATTCGATCTGGACATTGCCATCGTGCGAGAGGATTGTCATAGGCTCTATGAGGATTTCAGCGACCTACCCGAAGAGGCGCAGCGCATCATTGCCAACATGATGTTTAATATGGGTCTGCCAACTATGAAAAAATTTAAGGGCATGAAGCGTTGTGTTGATGAGCGCCAATGGGCTGGGGCTGCGTTGGAAATGCTCGATAGCAAGTGGGCAAGGCAACTCCCGAACCGTTCAGAGAGACTGGTCAAACGAATGAGGGCTTTGGCTGATGAGTAAAAGCCCTTGCGTTGGCATCTGTGTTCTGGATGAGGATCGCGTCATGTGCATTGGCTGCGGCAGAACCATTGAAGAGATAATTAGTCGCGGGAAAAAGAAACAAGGATTAAAAAATGTTAGCTGTACTAGGTAAAATACTAGGGTCAGATAGTGTCATCAGTCAGGGCATGAAGCTCATTGATGATATGCACACCAGCACCGAAGAAGAAATTGCGGCTAAGAGTAAAGCCAAGATTGATTTGATGGGTGCTTACGCGCCGTTTAAGATTGCGCAACGTTATCTTGCGCTAATGTTTGGCGGTGTATTTTTGGGCAGCTATGTCATCGTGCTGACAATGACCATTAGTGGACAAGGCGACCCAGACGCAGTAACCAAGGTGATGGAACAGTTCAGCATCAACTACGCGATGCTAATCATTCTTGGTTTTTACTTTGGCGGCGGTGTTGTCGAGAGCATAAAGCAACCTAAAAAATAAAGGGGCTTTCGCCCCCTTATCTATTCCACCACCCTGATCGTTCTGATCTTGCCGGGCGTGTGTGTTAGGATGCCATCCTCGATCAGCTTGTCTAGCTGAAACCTGACGGCAGTTCTTGATCGCCCCACAGCATAGGCTATTTCGTTCACTGTGGGGCCGTAGCCGTTGTAATGGTGGTAAGCGGCCACCGCGTTTACAATCGGCTTCCACGAGCTTTCTCGGCGTTGTCCAGCCATCAATCAATCTCCTTTAGCGTTAATGTTTTCTGACGCATGACAGTCTCAGGTTTTGCCGGTGTCACCTTCTCAGGCTGCGCCCGCATCTTGCGTGTCGGCCACTTGACCTGCACCCGGCGATTGCCGACAGACGCGAAGGCTGTGTCGTGACTGCCCATCAGATCCATAATAGATGCTGTGGCAATGTCGATCTCGCGCTCGGCCATTGCCTTATTGGCTTTGGCTGTCATTAGGTGGTCAACCCACGCTGCATCGTCACCCTCAAGCTCTAGCGGCGGTGCGTCTGCATCAACCCGGCCATACGCAGCCACCCCATCAGCCGGTGACACGACAGGGTATTTGTCCATATTTTTTCGGCGATTTTCAAAATCAACAACCGCCTCTCGGATGCGGCGCTGCACAACCTCATCAGCCTGATAGACAAACAGGCGCAGCGTTGTGCTTTGATACAGCACTGCAACGCAGCCCCACTTGTATCCTGTACACATCATCTGAGCCTGCAATTGCAGCGGGCCTCGGTGCGGCGCCGGGATATCCTCTGGCCGTGCTGACGTTAGTTTGGCCTCAAGGACGCCGATGCCCTCGATGTCAATTGCGCCACCTTGAGGCACATAGATGCCCTTGTCCCAGTTGGCAATGACTGAACCCTTGCCAACGCCAGTGCCATCTAGGCTGGCCGCCAGCGGCAAGAAGTCATGCTGGTATGGCACGGTAATATCTAGCTCGGCGTTGGTTAGGCCAAGCCTATCAACGGCCTTCTGCAATATAAGCGGCTCAAAAAAATCACCCAGTTCCATAGGCTCATTTTGAGGTATCCACTTTGGCGGGTTGCCCTCGTCAATGCTAATCATTGCCTCAAGCAATTCGTTCTGCGTTTCCCACGGTGATGCGTTCAGCAAAGCGGGCGCTTTGCTCGCGCTCAATTGATTATCAGGTGT